TGTCATGATTTTCAGTAAATATTTCACATGCGCACCATTACTTTTGAGCCGCTTTTTTTGCCTTTTGATTTTGTAGCCATTTAAATTACCTAGTTGATTTAGTCGATATACAGCTATCGACACTTAGAAAAAAGATTAATTTAGGCGACATTGAGGGCGCCATCCAACTATATTTTTTAACGCCGCATTTGGTTATAATTTCTGTCCAGTTAATCAATATTCAATCCAATAGTCATTGCTGAATGAGTTCATAAAATGCTTGGATGCGCCAGATGCGATTGTGGTTGCTGCATTATATGCAAGACCAAAAACGCGCTCACCTGAAAATGGAAATACTCTAATTGTGTCGGCGCCCTGATTCGAAACAATGATCACATCAATCTCTTGTGATGCTGTGATTTGAGGAAGAATAACACTGGAGTTCAGCGCCCCAGCTTGGCAGATGGCGCACTTTGTTCTGATTTTAGTTGCTGCCGCTTGAGTGCCGGCTGAATTTGGGGTGATTATTGGCAAGTCACTAATAACTAGCCTGTTAACAGGCACAGCATTTCCATTGTGCGAAATTGCAAACTGAGCGGTTAATGATGCATCAGCAATATTGCCGCTCGAATAATTACCAATTAAAGATCCGTGCTTTGCTGCACCAAATGCCACAGGCCAATAATTTACATCAGCCTCTTGGGAGGCAGAAAGTAAAAAAGTGTTGTTGACGACATTGACGCCATCACTTGTCCCAGATCCAAATTTTATATAGTTTGCTCCTGTGTTATTTTCAAAATACATGCCCTCTACGGTCACGCCATTTCCGGTACTGACCTCCATAATCGGTACGGTTGTATTTTGACACAAGCCAGCCTCAACACTTGACCCTCGAAGAACACCGGTAAAATTAAACCCAAGCCCAGCGCTTTCAAATTCGCAATCTATCGCACGTATATCGTAACCATCCCTATTTTGCAAAAACACCCCGTTATTACCACGGAAATGACAATTATAAAATTTAATTGATTGCCAATAGTCGGTGCCAGTACCTCCGCGAATGCCACGGAAACGGCAGCCATCAAATGCAAGACGCAAAAACTTTTCGTTGAAAATAAAGCCTGACGCACTGCCTATAGAATTTTCAAATACTATATTTTTAAAGACAGTGAATTCTGTTACGGGCGTCTTTGCGTAAAGACCTGCAGCCGCACCATAAGCTGCACGACTGTCAAATAGAGTAAATCCTGTGTTTTGAACAAACCCGCTCAATTCACCATTGCCCTCAACTTCAAATAAATTGACTGTAGCGTCAACATACCTATCAATATATAGCGATGATGTGATAAGACAGCGCCCATCAACAATTAGTTTTTTTGCTGGAATGGAGGCCGGCTGAGGAACGCAGAAATCTATTGCCTTTTGTACTGAGACGGTGTCATCCGTAACGCCGTCACCAATGGCTCCGAACATTGAGATCGTCGCATCAGTGTGGTTAATCCGCTTTAAATAAAAGCCGCCCAAGCAATTCTTTTGAGTCCCGCCATCATCAGTAACCGACCCAACAAACGCCATCAGTGTTCCACCGCCAAGCCCGCTGGATGTGTGCTGCTTTAGCGTAAATAGCTGGCCTGCTGCCGTGGGGGTAACCGATGAAATGCCTGCCCATGTTTCGATTAAATCATCGCGAGCGGCGACACCAATCATGTCGTATTCATCCTCAGCAATACAAATTACCGCCGCCGATCCATTCTGCTCAATTGTAAGAACCCCGCTGGTAGGTGGGTTAATAGTAACGCCTGATCCGGCGATAACAGTGAGTAATCCAGCGCCAGAATTGCGGATGTTAAACACCTCGCCAACGCCAATTTCAAACGATGAGAATGGCCTGAATGTTAACGTTTTAGCTGACGAGTTTGTCATTTGTAAATAGCGTAGCGAAATACCTTTGTAGTCTATATTTTCATCAGTTCCAGTTTTTTCGATGACCTCGTAAATACCGCTGGCAATGCTTGGGTCAACAACAACCTCGTGAGTTATTTCAGAGATAAAAGCTCCTCCAGCCGATCTTGCTACAAATCGATACTGGCCCGCATCAAGAAAGAATGACACAAACCCAAGGGATGTTGATTCAAACGGATTTGATATTGGCGTGCCGCCAGTCTGCGAGCTGTAAATATCTACCCTGTCACCTGTTGCTTGGTCAAAAACATCGACCATCGCATATGGCACTACCGCCCCGCTATTGGCTGCCACGATTGTTCTGTTAAATTTTCCGCGCATAGATCACCTAGTTTATTTGTGTGCCGTAAATTGTTGTTGTTCCGGTTATTGTGATGTAGCTTATTCCATCTGCTGCTATACCAGTGACGCCAGCCGCACCAACTGTGGCTCCCGTACCAACAAAACCATCATCGCCTAAATCGCCACCATCGCCGGCAGTTGCAACGCCAACATACTCACCAGAGCCGCCAGTCAATGTTGTGCCATCCTCATAACCATCGCCAACAGGATAGCCAGCACCGCCGCCACCTCTGCCAAGTGCGCCAAAACTTGCATTATACACGCCACCGCCACCGCCGCCACCAGATCCAACAATGCAGTCGATTAGCTCAATAGGAACCCGCGTGTATATCCCGGATCCGCCATCTCCACCATTAAGACTACTTGAATAAAGTCCTCCACCATCGCCGCCTCTGCCAGCAATTGTTAGATTTGCAATCTGCAGCGTCATGCCACTGCCGGATATTTCCGGCCAGTCTCCAACCGTCAACGCAAAATCTGTTACAGCACCTATAAGCGTTCCAAATATTACGCCGCTATCGGCCTCAAATCGAACGGTAGCGCCCGCTGGTATTGCATACGGATATATTGAGTCGTAGAGATCGCGTAATGTTCCAAATTCGCCCATGCTCAACATGTTTTCAGCGAGATAGACAATGATATTTAGCTCATCTGGATCAAATGTTGCGGCCCTAAACTCCTCTAGCTCAATAGCGTAGTTGCCTTGCGCCTTGCTAATTGCAACAACCTGCATCGGGATAGATGGCGTATTGCCAAATGCATCCTCGAAAACGCTGGTTTTAACTGTGCAGATTTGCGCCAATTGCGGGGCCATATCTGATTTCATTTTGCACATTAACCCGCGAGGTGCTATCTCATATCGGCCAACAATAAAAGCCGCTGTCTGGCTTGCCTGTGCACGTAAAATAGCAGGTATCCACCGCGAATTGTGCCGTTTAATAGCCGATGGGTTACCCATTAAATAGCTAACTGGATTTGATGAAGGGCGCACTATAGTTGTTGGGTAATTGATTTGCTCATCCATTTTAAGCAATGGATTTCTGCGCCCGAATGACATAAAAAACAAATCGACACGCTTGTCTTCGTAAAAACTAGCGGACGGTGTATCTATTATGTTTCGGTCATTGATTTCAAATGTTGGAACCTGATTAATCAAAAAACGCATGATGATTTTTTTTGCAATTACATCGGTGTGAATATCAAGCGCCATATCGCGCATCATGTCCTGAATTAATTCAAAAACTGGCGTTGGCGTTGGAATGTAAGCGGTTAAATTTGGGCTATTGACAATAACCACTTGTGCATCCCACTGAGACTGATTGTAATAATCAAGCGGGGTATCCGTGTATGCCAGAAGACGCTCTAAAATTTGGCTAATATTCTGAGAAACAAAAGCCTCTGTAATTTGCAGAGTGTCCCCTTCTTTGTGGTCATCAGCAACACTACCGCGCACGCCGCGCGAGACAAATGTCACAACATCGCCGCTAATCGTGCAATCAACTGATTCATTGCCTATCGATGCCGGGAATGATGCTGGATAGCTAGCCCCGATGCCGGATGGAGTTAGTGTTACGCTTGTGGCTGACGATGAGATGTCGTTATCAAGCAGCCCAAGGCTTGGTGATGGGCACAGCGTTTTATTGCCCTCAGCGAAATCTAGGGCGTCTTTGAGCGTTAAGCCATAACCCATCTTATCGCCAGCGATTTTGCCAACATCGGCAATGTAATGACTGATTTCCATCGATCCTATTGCTTGGTCTGTGTTGCCTCTAATAACTCGCGCGGCATAGCCCTGCACATTTGGATACATGGCTGCAAACCTTCCCCAGTAAGTACCTTTTTCGTAAGGGTTATAGGTTCGCTCGGAAACGTAAGGATCCAGGTCAATATCATTATGGCTGTGATTGAAAAAAGAGCATGTGACGCGCTCGCGGCGGCCCAAGTTTTCGCCTGGGTTAATTCGTTGCGCATTGGTTTGCACGTTGTTTAAATTCGGCACAGCATAAATATTTTTTGGCATGTACGCTGCCGACTTTACCCATCGCAGCGTTTGAATTTCACTGCCATCGTAATTATCAAAGTCCTTGCATGTTGAAACTGTTTTTTTGCACTTTGCATCGCCAGTACCAACGGCGGTACACGGCGCCACACCAAAATCATTGGCGCACTTCGGGCAGTCCAGCTCAACAAAAAGCAGCTCTTGCGCACTCATCTGAACGCATCCCCTTTCATTGACCAGTTCATCATACCATTGCTTCTCGCATTGGTTGGCGGGTCAAAACTAGTTGTCTCACCGCAATACTGTATTTCATTTGGGTATTCACTTGGCCGCCACGAATAAAAAAATGTTTCGGTCGGACCCTCTGATAGCTTAATTAATCTGTGAGCGTGCTTAAAGAAATTTTGCAGCCCGGTTGATCGCACAAATTCAGGGGTGTTGTTTTCTTGAGTGATGTTAAACGTGTCGCCTTGCGATATGAGAACGCTACCTAGGTGCTGGCCAGCGTAGGATTTTGAGCCTATTTTTTCAACTTTTATATCCATTCCGCCAGGTGTGTCGCCAACATATCTCGGGCGCTGCAAAACTAGAATGCTACCAATTTTCACATGGGCAATGCGGGCATAATCGCCAACGCTTGAAAGCGTGAAAACAATTTTAAAATAAGGCGCTGAGATAGCGTCAAAAAATATCATAACCGGTACATCGCTTAATACGCTGCGCGCACCAACGCCATCACAAGAAATCCAAGTCGTGCCATCATTACTGTAATAGCACGCGAAACTAGCGCCTGCCTCATACAAGTTATGACCAGCGAAGGCCATATAATCAACAGGCATTAGCGATTGGTTCTCGAATACCAGCTCAGGAACAAGAGATCCGGCGGCATCAGATTGCCAATATGAATAGGTATCCGCACTCCAAACTGCAGCTGCACTAAATCCTGCTGCAGTATCGGGAGACGAAACCCCAGAACTTGGAAAGCAAGAATTCCATCCAATAAGCGGATTATTGTTAGTTCCGACAATATCCAAATAAATCGCATTACTGATATAAATTGCCATTTTTACCTATCCAAAAACAACATTGCCGCGTAATGCGCCATCTTTTTGCGCCTGCTTAAGTGCGGCGACAACTGAATCGGCAGAAACAGATGATCCAGCGCTCAGGCCTTCAAAACGGTACGTGTTTGTGACACCTTGCTGCTGCCCAGTTGAACCGCCAACACCTACAGGATTTGGAGCCTGTGCGGGCGTGCCATTACCAGCAGCAGCGGCACCACCAGCGCCACCGAATGATTGTGCCCTAATTGCAGACACTTGTGCAAAGCCATTAGCTGCGGCCCATGCAACAGCGGGCACACCAAGTGGAAAACCAAGCGCAACACCTTTGGCTATGCCCTGATAGGTAGAAATCAAAGCATCAGCCATCGCCCAAGCCTTACTGATCTCAAACGCCTTTCTTGAGCCAGTTGCCATTGTACCTAAAATTGATTTTAGCGCGCCCGCTGTAGACGCTGTAGACTTGCCCCATCTGCTTTCGATAATTCCCTGAATGCCATCGTAGGCTTTTTTATTCATCTCCTGCATTCTATCAAGATGCTCTTTCTCGGCCTGCTCCTTAACGCTGCGCCATTGTGCTTCGGTTTCAAATTTTGTCGCGTCATAGGTTTCGCCAATGACTAGCATTTCCTCATGATGGAGTGCAAGCAACTGCTCTTCGGTCATGTATTTATTTTTTACAGCCTCAAGCTCTTGGCGATTTTTTTCGTTCCATGCCTCCATTTGCTTTTTGTATTCTTCTTGCTGCTTTTTGGTTAAATCTTCCTCTTTGCTATTATCGACAGCCAGACCGTTTCCACCACTAGGCATGCTTTCTTTTAGCTTTGCAGTTTTTGTCATGGCCAGTTCAACATCAGCCATAAATCGCTTAATTTTTTCACTTGGCATTTCCTGCATTGACAGTGCACTAAGCTCATCAGCAGCAATACTAACGGAATCTCGCACCGACTCGGCCATTCCGTGAACTGATTTTGAAAACTCAGATGCGCTAATTAATTCTATATTTGTGCCTGCGACTTTGTTGATTCCCTTAATTGCAAGATCGACAAGCGCCTCAATTGCTGAAAACTGCCCCTCAAGAATGCTCATCGCAGCAGCACCGAAACTAATTGCCACCACTTTTAAACCTTGAAATACAACACGCAAACCCTGAACAACATCAGCGGCAAACCCAAAACCGTTAATGATAGATTTAATTGTGCTTGATATTTGACTCTCAAAGCCCTTGTTATCAATCGCAAGAGATCTAAATCGCTCAGCTAATACCGTAATATAGGGCGCAGCAACAACGGCCATTCGGTCTTGGATGCCCGTTAAAACATCGCCAAAAATTCCAAGCGAGTTTTGGGCTTCTTTAACCTTGGCCGCGTCAACCATCGAAAGATTTAGCCCAAGGTTTTTAACTTCCTCGGCTTGTTCGCGGAATGCATCGCCGCCTTGGCGCAACAGCTCTGCCATCTCGCTAGATTTAATGCCCATATCTCGCATCATTGCAGCGGCAGCGCCACCCGATAGATTAAGCGCGCGCATGCGGTCTGCGATAGCTGCAAAACGCTGATCGATATCCATGCTCATTAGCGTTTTGGCATTTAGACCAAGAGTTTTTAATGCCTCTGCGCTTGCCCCGACCCCGGTAGTTGCCTCGCCAAGTTTTGCGTTAAGCTTTGATGCAGAATCATAAAAATCATCGGTAGCAACGCCTGCATCACCCGCAGCCATTTCAGCAGCGCGCAAGCCTGATATCGTACCATCAAGAGATTTTGCTAAGTCGTATTGAGTTGAGATTGCTTCAGTGCCGCTTTTAACAAGGCCAGCAACCATTGCGGCGCCTGCTGTTGTTGAAGCTACTGCCAAAAGTCCAGCCTGACTAACAAGCTTACGCATGCTCAAGTTAGTACCGGTTAAAACATTATTGGCACGATTCGCAGCTTGCTCAAGCTGCGTCATGTTCGCCCCAATCGTTACAACCAGATTGCCAATGCTCGGCATAGTGACCTCATTTAAGCAGCGCGACTAAATTGTCGAAGGTTTCTTTTTTCATGTTGCCGACTTTTTCAGGCGGTCTAGCGTTGTCATAAAGCAGCCAAGTTTCAGCGGGACTCATCGCCCAGAATTCGCTTGGCTGTATACCCAAAGAGCAAACTGCTAAGCGGTACGCTTCTTGGACGTAGCCGCGCGAGGCTTTTTTGCCGTGGTGCTACCAGTATCGGCCTGCTTGGGCGTGTCATCGATATCAATATCTTCACCACTAACCAACTGATCAAACTGTTTATCGCTAATCAGTGGCGATCCATCAGCGCCGCGAATAGACCAAAGTATCGCCGCTTGAATCATGCCAATGTAACGATAAAGCTGATCCTGTGAAGCGGTTTGCACTGCCTCATGGATTTCGCCTTGATTTAATTTGGTTTTACCCTGTGCCCACAATGCTAAAACCTGCGCAATCTTATGGCGCTGTACGTGCGCGATATTGGGGAAAATTTGAGATGCCACATACTCGGCGCTGGTGGAATAAATCCGTTCAACTTTTTCTAAAATATCCCAACTTACGTTAATAATAACTTCATCGGTTTTTTCAAAAGTTGTGAAAGGAATAACGATAGTTTTACGTAATTGACTCATTTTATAGGCTCTCTTGTTTAGCGCTTTTCGCGTCTGTTTTAAGTGTAGAAAAAAGCGGCCCGATACGAGCCGCAAAGCCTACACGATTATGGTGGTGGGGTACGGGTTATGGCGCCAGACGATTGAAATGCCGCCGTAAATGTCACATGGCCATCATGCGAACCTGACGATTCAACGCTACCAATGAAAAAACCATTTGCCGCTGACTCAATAGAGCCATCTGGGTTTTCAATAGTGATTGCGCTGTTGACGGTGCCAAGCCATTCATCAAGAATTAACTGATAATTGTCCTCGGTCGCAACGCCTTCAATGCTTAAATCTAATGATCTCACTGCGGGTTCCGGCAATGTTACGCGCCAGCCTGCAGAGTCATCATTAGTTACGTCGATAGCCTCGCGCGCATGCGTGGTGCTTTTTGATTGTACTGCTGCGATTTTAACGGTATCTAGCTTGATGATAAAAGCGCGTCCGTTGTAACCAATCTCACTCATAGCGGTTGCCTCTCTATATTAAAATTTGATGTAAAAACAGAACGGTTATTTGCATCTTTTCCAATGCTAATAATGTCACTCTGCGCCCATACACCGATGTATTTTGTGCCGTTAATTTCAAACGAAACTGGATTAATCAGTGCGCGCATTATTTCAAGCTGTAAATCATAAGCGTCTTGATATTTCACCGCGCGAGTGCGTACTTGAATAGTCGGATTAAACAATTCAATCTCAGAAAAAGGAGCGCCGCCGCCAGTGTCGTAAATTGTTACCACATTGTTTGGCGTTGCAGGCTCTTCACCCACAAAGCACTCAGTTAAAACGCTAAGCGCAATAAGCCGAGCTTTAATATCTTTCGCTGCGTTATTCATTCGCCAACGCTCGCGTGGTGCCGAACAATTGCGACAATATTTTGCACGTTTTCGCTAACTGTTTTTTCTAAAAACTTAGGCTCGCCTTGTGGCCCCCAATAAACACCAAGGCCGCTTGGTCTTGCTTGACCTGATAGTTTTTGCTCAAGGTTTTCATGCACTGCCGCTGCATATGCTGCGCTGTTTCCAACCTCAACCGATAGGCTTCCATCTTGCGCGCGGCGAGTGTAGAAGCTTCCGTATAGGTTGCCATGCTCGCGAGGAACACGCTCCTTGCTTCGCTGCTCAATCTTCAGTCCGGCTTCCATCAACCCAGCCATTGAGCGATTAGAGATACCGTTTATTTGAGAATTAAGATTTCTCATAACCTCATCAAAACCGCTAATGCTTCCGCTCATTAAACTGTCACCTTTTGCAGTGATATAGTGCCGGATAAATTGGGACTTTCTGAAATATTTCTAATCTCAAAAGCGCCATCCAAACCAACAGGGTCTAGGTCGGCTTGAATGCCTTTTTTCACATAACCTTTAAGCGCTAATGA